CTGGGAAACCATCCTCAGGGGGTGTTTCTGTCCACCTCGTTATCGACTGACAACTCAGTTGACACGGAGATTTTGTTATGGTAGCTCCCTCTTCAGGTCCCACCTGGAAGGTCGTCGTCAGAGATATTGATGACGCCGGTTCTTCTCGGTTGGTCCAAAGTAGGTATAAGCAAACCAAGCCTTACAACTTGGTCCTTCCATACTACATGGAAAAGCTACTTACAACAGGTCTCACGAGACAAGCTTGGGGTAGCGCATCCCTCCCTCATACAGGGGGGTTTGCGAATGTCAACACGGGCAAAAGCCCGATTGACTTAGCCGTCCAGCCTTCTCTTATCGACGATCACTACGCCACAGAGCGGGACCAGGCCATTAATACGGCCCGGAACTCCTTTTTGTCGTGGCTCGACGAAGCGGCAGAGTCAGCAGTTGCTCTAGCTGAGCGAAAGCAGTCGGTTGACATGATTGCCAACCGAGGCAAGCAGCTTCTTGGTGCCGCCCTCGCCCTCAAGCGAGGCGGCCCCGTTGCTCTTGTCAAAGCGCTTAAGCTCTCCATCAACCCTAAGGTCCGTCAGGACCAAAAGCGTTGGTCTAGATCCAGACAGTTTAGTCGCTACTGGTTGGAGTACCACTTCGGGTGGGCTCCGCTGGTCAGCGACATAGGTGTCTGCATAGATCGTCTCCAAAAACCATTTACCGAAGAGAAACTCAGCGCGGTTGGCGCCCGCGTCTCTTTGGCCAAAAGTCGGTCCTCGTCGTACTACGACGGGAATACTACCGACCAATGGTGGAATCAGGAGGGATCCATTAGGTGCAAAGTGGGTGGTGTTGTTCGCATCACCAACCCGAACTTGTACCTTGCTGACAGACTGGGCCTTGTCAACCCAGCCACAGTTGCTTGGGAATTAGTTCCCTTCTCCTTTGTTGTTGACTGGTTTGTTAACGTCAATGACTTCCTAGCCAGCTTTTCGGAGCTGCATGGAGTCACGTTCGACAACGCCTATCACACTTGGAAGGCAAATGTGAAAATTTCCTACCGTCGCAGGTTCATCGAAAGGACCTACTACTCACCGCCTCCTCGGCGGATAGAGACTGGAGGTCACTTCTTTGACTTGCAGACGGAAGGAAAATATCTTCGGCGGACTGCCGGACTCCCAGCGGTTGTGCTGGGGGTAAGGCCGCCCTGGCGCGTAAGCGTCAAAAGGGCGTTAACGGCAATTTCCCTTCTAGTCCAGAACGGACTTAAGTGATTGCTTCAACCTAACAGGAGGCTCAATGCCGGCCATTGCCAACATCACCGTCAAAAAGAACGACGGCACCACCGATATCATCTGGACTGGGGTTCAACCTTCGTCCGGTGACGGTACTCCCGCGACTTGGAAATCTCAAACCGTAGGCACTGCTTCGGCTCACCAGCCGGAACTGCGCCTGTCGGCCCGAGATGCCAACAAGGGGAGTCATCGGCTTCTGCGGCTCACCTTCCAGTATCCGCAAATCGCCACCAACAGTACGACCAGCGTGACGTCGGTTGTGCAGAAGGCCACTTCAACTCTCGAGATGGAAATCCCGAAAGCTATGGCCTCTGCTGACGTCAACGAAGCAGTCTCGCAGTTGACCAACCTGATTGACAGCTCGCTCATCGTGAGCTGCCTTAAGGAAGGCTACTCGGCGACGTAAGTCGCCTGTAGACCACTTTCACCCGTCTGACCCCCCTAGGGGGCTGAAAGGTTGCTGACGTATGAACCACGTAACGCCTGAGGTGTACGAGGTCGCCCTATCCTACTTGGAAGGGCTGTCCTGTCCCCGTTCGCTCACAGTAGCTCTGCTGCTGAAGTACAACGAGGTGGCGCAACTTGTGGAACTCGAGTGCAAGCCAAGCTCCTATCTCACGGCGGACGATTACCTCGATGCTGTCGCCTCCACTGACCTGCTAAGGAAAGTGGAATTCGACCTCGAAGGTGTCGACCGTAAGGCCAATGCCATTGCGAAATGGGAATGGGCTGAACGTGAGTGCTTTAAAACCAATCGACGTTTAGACGAACTCGAGAGCAGTGACGGCAAGGTCTTCCTTGGCTGTCCCGCACCCGACGCGATGACTGACTTCATTCATCGTGCTAAAAAGCGCGTCCGAGAGTTGATTGGTCCCACGCCGCCAGCTGATTGGAAGATCAGTGGCAGGTTTGGGCCAGGAGCTACAGTGTCCGATAGTGCCAGACGTACAACCGTTCTGCACAAAATGTCGTCAACCCCAACTCTGACCCTCTCGGCCCTCGGCTACTTGTTTCCTTGGATGGAGACTAAGTGGGCGAAGGCAGTTAGTTCGAGAGATGAGGAAGTTCGTTTTGTGAAGGGTAACTCCTTCTTTTCCGTTCCGAAGTCTTCTTTGACGCACAGACCGTGTGCCAAGGAGCCTTCCGTTAACAGCTTCTACCAGCTTGCCTACGGGCAGGTGATGCGGGAACGTCTGTTAAGACGAGGCATCGACCTTGTCAACGGGCAGAGTATCCACAGGCAGGTCGCCTGCGCCGCCTCGAAAGACGGCGAACTCTGTACAATCGACCTTACCTCCGCCAGCGACACGATGAGCAGCGTACTGGTCAAGCTGCTACTCCCCATTGACTGGTATCAAGCCCTCGACTCCGTAAGGAGCCACTATACCCTCATCGAGGGCAAGTGGAAGAGGCTTGAAAAATTCTCCAGCATGGGAAACGGATTCACCTTCGAGCTCGAGACGGCTTTGTTCGAAGCCATCGTGCACACAGCCTCCCGGGGTGACCCGAGAGTATGGGTGTACGGTGACGACATCATTGCCCCGACCGAGTACGGGAGTGAAATCCTTGCGGCTCTGAAGTTCTTCGGCTTCACGCCGAATCCGTCAAAAACATACCTTGACGGGCACTTCAGAGAGTCTTGTGGCGGGGACTTCTTCTCTGGGGTGGCCGTGAGGCCTTTCCAGATAAAGGAGCTTCCCAATGAGCCCCAAGACTACATCGTCATTGCGAACGGGATTAGGAGACTGGCTGTTAACAACGGTCGCGATCCTACTCGTTTTGCACGTCTTCGCCGTTCTTGGTTTCGGTGCTTGGATTCACTTCCAAGTACTATCCGAGGCTGCCGTGGGCCAGAAGCCCTCGGCGACCTCGTCATCCACGACGACGAAAGACACTGGTGTACGCGCTGGCGCTCCAGCATTAGGTACGTTAGAGTCTACCGACCAGCCAGGTTCAAGCGAACCCTGATTGCTCGTTTTGACCCCGACGTGATCCTTGCCGGAGCACTATACGGAATGACCCCTTACCCGAAGAAGTGGGATAGGCCTCGCCCCGACGGATCGAATCCAGACGGAAGAGGTCTCATCCCACGTGACGGTGTCAGTGGTTATAAAGTAGGTTGGGTTCCTTTCTCCTAATGTGAGTTTGGAATGGGCCCTTAAAAGCCCG